AGGGCCGCGCTCTCCAACCAAGGTGACACCACCGGCGTAGTTCTTCGCACCGAAGGCGAGGCGAGGCAGGCCGACATGAGGAATACCAGGAATGTGCACGCCAGGTATTTTGTTGATGATGCCGGCTGCACCGTTGATCATACTGATAAAGCTGTTAAGGCCGTTTTGTACCATGCCGATGATGCCGTTAACGACGCCACGGATAGTACCGCCGATCATGTTACCAGCTACAGTACCGATTGGCCGGAAAAAGCTCGCAATAGCGTTGTACACGCCGCTAGCAACGCCGATGATACTGTTTAACGCACCAGATGCCGCATTAGCTGCCCAGCCGAACACAGCACCAAAGAAATTGCCGACACCAGAGAAGATGCCCCGAATTTGATTCCAGACACCGCCGAAAAAGCCAGCGATAGGCGACCACACAGCCATCACTACTGATGATGCTACTTGGAAAACGGTTTGTATAAAGCTCGTCACAGCCTGGAAACCAGCAGAGATACCGCCCCACAAAGCGTTTAGCACGGCCATAATCTGGTCTTTAAACGTGATCACAAGCCCGATAAGCAGCGAGAATGGCCAGAACATGATGGCTAGGATGGTCGGGCCCCAGTTTTGCAAGAAAGCTGTCACGTTGTTAAAGGCCGTAGTAATAGCTTGCCATACATTGCTCAAAGCCTGGCCAATACCAGTGAAGATACCGGTAAACCACTCAACCATGCCGCTCCAAGCTGTCTTGATCCACTCAACAGCGTTGCTAAAGATATGAAAATGATTTTCAAGGTCAATCAAGAACGGAATCAGCGCTGCTATCACTGTTATGATCAAACCAAGCGGGTTAGTACGCAATACGGTGCTCAATGCCCCGATCACACTGCCAGCTTCCTTTATTTTCACGCCAAGCTGCCCAAACCAGCCTACAACATGGGCTATTTTAAGTGCCACAAAGCCAGCTGCAACCATCTTGAGCACTGGCAATAGCGCGATAAGGATGTTGCCAAAGGCTTCAATGATACCGGAGTTTGCAAGCTCTTTAATGATCTTTGTAAGAGGAGGTAGCAACTTCATACCAATATCAGTACCGACAGTCTCCAGCGTGCTCTTCAGGTTGTCTAGCGCACCATTAAAGCCGCTATTCTGTGCCTTTGCTAAGTCCATAGCAGCACCAGAGCGGCCCACAGCCTTTGACATGTCGTCGTATGACTTACCAGCTGAATCAGCCAGGAAGGCGGCCGCACGGAAGGCGTCAGTGCCGAATATAGTGGCAAGCGCTTGCTGCTTCTGCTCTTCAGATAGGCCTTTAAGTCCGTTTTGTAGGTTTTGGGCGAGCTGCCGCATACCAACGAACTTACCGCTAGCATCGTAAGCATTAATGCCAAGCTGATGCATAAGCTCAGAGGCCTTTTTACTTGGGTTAGCCAAGCTAATAAGCATCGTCTTAAGTGACGTACCAGCGTCAGAACCTTGCATACCGCGGTTAGCGAATAAACCAAGGGTAGTTACTGTGTCCTCTAATGACACGCCAAACTGGCTAGCAACAGCAGCAGACTGCTGGAGGCCTAGAGAGAGGCCACGAATATCTGTAGCGGATGCGTTAGCGCCGTTAGCGAGAACGTCAGCAACCTTGCCTGCGTCGCTTCCTTTCAATTTGAAAGCGTTCAATGCTTGGGCTGCGATGGTAGCAGCGTCTGCCACGTCAATCTGGCCTGCTTTAGCGAGTGACATAACACCCTTTGATGCGGCTAGCGTATCATTAACCGACAAACCGGCCTTTGATAGCTCTGTCATCGCGTTTGCGGCGTCTCTAGCACTCACACCGGGCAAAGACGCGTCTTGGCCTAACTCACGTGCTTTAGCGGCTACCATGGCCATCTGCTGCGCTGTAGCACCAGATACTGATTTAAATATGTTCAAGCCTTGCTCGTAGTCGCCGGCCATCTTCACAGAGGCTACACCGGCAGCTAATGCACCAGCGCCCACAAGCTTCATAGCCGAACCAACTGGCTCTAGGTGCTTTTTAAGCTTCCCAGAGGCAGCACTAACCCTGTCCATCTCTTGGGTGGCTTGGTCTCGTGCCTTGATAATGATCTGTATCGTATTAGCCATGGTTGTTTACACTGCTCTGGCGCATTGCCTTTTTATTCTCGTACTCACTCCGCTTGTCTTCAAGATAGAATATTTTCATCATGTAGTTCACCTCTGCGACCGGCTCGTCGTCCATCTCTTGGGCAGTTAGCCCAAACTCTTTACGATAACGCCGGCGAGTTAGCAAGTCCAATGTGGCTGCTTCCTTCGCCGGCCTATCGTAGTAAATGACGCGCTCCAAGTCGCTAACTATTTTGGGTCAGTAGCACCAACCGCCGCAACAATCACTTGCGAGGCTGCGGACACTGGCAAATCGTCCAGGTCGTCAGCTTCTGCGTCTACTAGCTCACCGTTAAAGACGATCTTGCCACCCACAAAACCCTTTTTGACCATAGGCAGTAACTGTGCTGTCTGGTCGTCGGTTAGCTCGCCGTCTGCGCTAGCTTCGCCCTGGAAATTGCGTAGCTCTGGCAGCTGCTTCATGGTTAGTGGCGCAATCTCTACGTAAGCGTCCTTCCATAGCTTGCCGTACTTGTCGGCTAGCATGGATAGACTTACTTTGGTTGCAAATTGTTGTGATAAACGGCCCATATTGGTTGGTGTCCTTTCCTATTTGATTTATTAGTAACTTGCGGTGCTGTTCACCAGCTCTGCCTCAATCTGCGTGCCGTTAGCAGCAGAGAACAGGCCTTGCACGGTAAACTTCTCCATAACAACGTCATCAAGCCCTTGGTCACGCTCCCACTCAGAGATAACGACAGCTGGCAAGGTAAACTTAAGCGAAGGGTTTTCGTCCTTAGCTGTACCGATCTTGTCGTCGGTGTTTACCATTGAAAGCTCGAGTGCGTACTTGGTGTTCTTGAGCGATGCGTCTTTAAGCGTGTTGTCGCTGTAACGGCGCTCGCACTCAAAACTCACGTCAAACGCTTTGTTGTGAATCTCAGCAGGGGTGACACTACCAGCCTCGTAGTAAGCCTCAGTGTTGCGCTCAATCTTCACCTTTGCGCTCTTAATAGATACACGTGGTGCGGCTGCAAGGCCGGCTTTGTTGGCGGCCATCTTCAGCTGGCAGTACTTGCTGGTAAACTCTGCCTCAGACTCCACAAACGTGACGGTGCTTGTAGCAGGCACGCCACGGCGGCCGATAAAGTCAGCGGTGTACTTCACGTACTCACCAGTGACAATATCAATCTCAAGGCTCTTAAGGCACGACAGCTCGTACTTAAGGTCGGCAGCTGGTGACTTTTCAAAGATAGTCAAGCTTGGCGACAGGTTGCTATTAAGGCGGGTAAAGTTATGCTTAAATGTACCAGCCTTTGCGCCGGCAGCGCTCGTAACTTGCCCAAGGGCAGCAAGCAGAATCAAGCCAAAGCTTTCTACCTGGATCTTGCCCTCAATCTTGCCCTCGCTCCAGATTTGGGTAACGATGGCGTCGTTGTTTAGGTCGATAACGCCCATGGCGCTGTTGTTAAGTGCACTCTCGTGCTTGTCTTGTAGGTCGGCGCTCAGGTGTGGAATCCAGTGCGCTGCGGTAGTGGCTGCTGTGCCACGCGTAGCTTCCTTGGCGATCCCATAGCTAATACGCCGACCGATAAAGTCGATATTTGCCATTATTTGGCCTCCGTGTTACTGTTATCATCTGATGTGTCAGGCTCAGCCTCTACTGGCTCTGCCTGCTCGTCAAACGTTTCTTTGATCATATTATCGAACCTTAAAGCCGCCTCTTGCGCCGACGTGGCCTCAACGGTCTTGCCGGTCTCGGGGTTAAAGTAGGTACGTTTTGGTGATTGGTTATCGTTCATGTTCATACTCCTACCTGATTATAAACAATTTACTAGTTACCTGTGTAGTGGTCGTAGCGCACTATAACATTGATAGTAGCCACCAAAGCCATCACTGGCTCAGTTGCTACACTCCAGCCGGCAGACGTTGGCACAACGCCTAGCACGCGGTCTTTATTGCGGTGGCGTAGGCCGTCTAGGTCTACCGTGTCGTCTATTGCGTCACGAATAAGCCCAGATAGCGTGCGCATGTTCTTAAAGTCCTCTGCGCGCTTGCTCTCGTCATCGTTCATAGGAATGATGGCAATGACGTTGAACCCTTCACGCCGGTGCACTTCAGTGTTTTGCCCAAGCTCTGCTGGTGCGTCATCTGGCACGATCATCACAGCAGGGTAGCCCTGGTACTTATTCACTCCATCGTCGTAGTCTACAACCTCTGCAAATACAGGGTTGCCGTCTTCGTCGCGGATAGCCTTTACTACCTCTACTAGTTTGTTGCTGATCTTATTTTGCATTACGCCTCCAACTTACTTATTACGTTTGCTATAGCCCGTGCTGCGTACTCTTGTATCTGTGGCTCAGTCTCTTTGTACGTCTTCTCAATAAACGGCTGCGGCTTCGTACCCTTGCGAGCGATCGAGCGGGCTACAACGAACGGCGACACGTTACCAAGCTTGGCCCGTACCCACCGTTGAAAGTCTTCATTCTTCCACGGTGGTATACGGCTACCTGGCTTGCGGCCCTTCTCAATTACCGGTGCGTACTTACTCAATGGCGTAATCTTTGCCTCGCCATTGCCAACCGTACGCTGGATATTGCCCGCCAGACGCTGTGTAACACCCACAGGGGCGTTTTTACGCATGGATCGCTGCACTATTACCGAACCATTAGCCAAGATGCGCTGGACAGCTCCAGAGGCCTCTCCACGCCATCTACGGCCAAGCTGCGGTACGTTACCAGTATCAACCTTGATGTAGGTAGACATTACGCGGCAAGCTCCAGCACATAATGTGAGTGAGTCACATTGTCAAAGTTTTCGTACGGGTTTAGCGCTTTGACGGCGTAGTTGCGCCCAGACTGATCGGTCACAGTGTCGTTCACCTTGATCTGGTCAGTGTTGGCATACATATCAAACGCTTTGTAAGCACTGATGTTGTACGCCACGCTGTTCTCACGGCTCATAGGCAAGATGGTGCACGGCACACCGCTCATCACGGCCTGCGTCTTCTGCACCATGCCCTGTGTCTTCACAAGGCGCTTAACGGTCACGGTATGACGTAGCATGTTGGCGCTAATCATACCAAGAACCTCACAAACGGCGCTAATAGCGTTTGCTCTTTCTTCGATACGCTGTAGGTCTTCTGGTAGTTGCCCACACGCTCTGATGTGACTGTAGTGCCGCCGCTGCTAATCTCCTGCATCATGCCACGTACCATAAGGATAGCGGCCATCTTCACGGCTGCTGGCACGTCTACAAGCCCATACGTGTAAGTAATATGGAGTTGGTCGTAGTCTGTGCGCTCGTATTGGTCTTTGTAGCCCGTTGTAGACAGTGTGACGCGGCCGGTCTTGCTGTCTATACTGTAGCCGTGCACGTCAGTTAAATCAGCGTCTGTGGTCTCGTCGGTGATCCTACCGCGCTTAATCTGTGACACCTCTTTGATGTACACGTTGTCCAGAAATACCACAGGCCTGTAGTCTTGTATCTCTGTTTCTGTTTTCAATGAGCCGAACCACACACCTGTAATGTCATACAGCCACTGTGGCAGCATGTCGATGTACAGCTGTAGCTCAGCGTCTTTGTCGTTGCCGGTAATGCCCAGCTGTTTCTTTATTTCGTCTAATGTAACTATTGCCATAGCTTTATTATCTCCTATAAACAGAAAAGGGGACAGCCTCCAGGCCATCCCCTTCGCAAGTCACAGCCTGTTGGCTATTTCTTGTCCTTGCCAGCACCTTCAGCAGGTGGCTGCTCGTCTTTACCAGCGGCTTCAGCTTCAGCCTTTGCCTTCTCCTCTGCTTCCATCTCGGTGAGTACCTTCTCGTATGGAAACTCTGGCTCATCCTCGAACACGGACAGTTCCCACTCGCGAGCGGCGTACTGGTCACCAGCCTTGTAGCGGGCAATCAGCGCGTCCTTTTCAACTTGCCACTCGGCTTTGTGCTCAGCAATGCGAGCAGCCTGCTCTCGGGCTTCCTCTTGCTCGTGAGTCTCAACGATCTTGTACCGTGGCTCGCCGTCAAAGTAAACCTTTGTCAGCATGTCCAGGTAGTCGAGCTTTTTTTGGGTTACGTGGTACAGGTGGTCACCTGGTACGTAAACGTCCAAACATTCAGTAAATAAGATGTGTGCCATTTAGTGTGTCCTTTCTTTTAATTAAGCACCATTCACGCTAGCCATGACGAACCCGTCAGTGATCAGCGGGCTTGCGCCTGTTCGCTTCATCACGCGGAGGCTGTTACGGCCACTTTCAAAGTCACCGTTAGCATAACCAAAGTCAATGCGAACACCAGCAACGTCAGTGATCCAGAAACAGTTTTTGTTCACAAGCCACAGCTCGTCAAAGTTCATAGCAGTACTATCAACCTCTACGAACGGAAGGCCAAGCAGCTTGTCGTATGGCAGGCCATCGCGAACGTCTTGGGTGTAGATGTAACGACCCGTGGTGTCCTTGACAGTGTCAAGCTGCGTAACCAAGTTAGTGTTACCAACCCAGAAAGCGTTGCGGCGGTAGCTGATGGGCATAGCGCGGTAAGCTTTCTTCACAGCGTCGTAGTTAAGCGCTGCAACGTTAGCACCAAAGTTGATCTTTTGGCCTGCTGGCAAAGCAGTCTTGCGGGTACGAATACCACGTGGCTTGCTCGTGCCGTCACCAGCCAAGAAAGCAATGTTCTCTTGGTAGGCAATCTCTTCAGCGAGCTGCTTGGTCAAAAGCTGCTCAACAACGCTAAACGCGGCTGCATCCTGCTGAAACTCTTCAGTAAGAGGCACAATACCGGTAAGCTTTTTAGCGACAATGTCGAACCCAGAGAAGGTTGCTTTTGTCTTATTGTAGTTAGCCTCTTCAGCTGTCCAGGCTACTTGTGGCCGGCTAGCTTGGCCAGGCACACGGAGGTTGGCAGGTGCGTTGCTAATAACGGTAGCAAACTGCCGAATAGGCGCAACGTCCACCATCTTCTCGACGATAGCCTTCTCAATGACAGTAGGCACGAGGTAACCACCGTCAGCCTGTGTGGTGACGTTCTGGCTGTCTGCACGGTAACCCATGCGGCGTACTTCTACGTCAATGTCGGCGTACTCGCGAGCAACTTCGCTGTCGATGCGGCGTAGTTCCTGCGTGTTACCAGTACGAACAGCGTTAAACCA